CCCATGACCCCGACCCCACCCCAGGCCGCGTGCCAGCAGCTGCTGCAGCGCGCCGACCACGTCAGGACCGAAATGACCAGAACCATCACCGTCACAGCGCTCATGATGCTGGCCAGGAGCCAGGAGGACGATGTCGCGAAGGAGCTGCGCCGCCTGAGCCTAAGCAAGCCCCCCAGCGTGCAACGCAATAGGCCCAGCCTCGGGGGAGACTATCCCGTGGTCCCGGCAAAAAGCGGCGTACTCATCGAAAACCAGTTCAAAAGAAAACAGCGAGTCTTTCTCGGATTCGGCGATGAGGGATACAGCGTAGAACCTTGGATCGTCCTCGGCATAGGAAAGGCCACGAACTATCCACACCTCCGAGTCGTTGCCCACAAGTCTGGAGAACAGCGCTGGTGGTGGCGCAGGCATTCGAGTCATAAAAATCCTCTGGACCGTCACCCACTTGCTACCTACAAGAGACCGCGAAAAGCATGCCGAGCATGCGTTTGGGACAAAAACACTATGCAAATGGTGTGCGGCCTGGGCACCTTACTTCGCACCCGAGCGCCCTGTCTGTGCGGAAGGCGACCTAATGAGCAACTCATCGCCAACGAAACGCAGCCCACCTGACACTGTGCGCCTGCTCGAAGTAGCCGAGACGCTTTACGAAGCGGATGCAGGTATCAGAGCCAAGCAGGCATGACTATGGCCAGCAAGAAGCACAAGGACTGGCGCGACAAGCGCGCGCCGCTCCCCGACACCGACGAACCACCCACTTGGCCCGCACCCGCGGGCCTTTTTTCATTGAGGACGAACATGTCCAAGAGCATCACTCTGAACTTTGCACCTGCCGTGCTCGGCCGCGAGCATGCCGCAGCCTACGTGGCGCTGAGCGTCAGTTCCTTCGAACAACTGGTGCGTGAGCGCCAGATACCCCAGCCCCGCCAGCTGTCTGCCAGGCGCGTTGGCTGGCTGCGCGCGGAGCTCGATGACTGGTCCGCCCGTCGGCCAGCGTCCGAGCTGCTGCCACCTGAGAACACCGGTGCCCCTAAGCCCCGATGAACTCCTCCAACTTCGCATCGAGCGCTGCCAGCCATTGGCCGCGCTCGGCGTCGTACCGGTAGAGGTTGTAGTCGCCCGCCACGCCAGGGAGGACGTGACCAAGGATCGCCTCCCCAACCTCATGCGGACAGCCCATCGACGCCAGGATGGTGCGCCCAGTCCGCCGAAGATCATGCGGTGACCAATGCGTCACGGTCAGCCGCGCCCGCTTGTGCTCGGGCTTCGTCTTGCTGTAGGGCTGCAGATAGTGCACCTTGGTCTGCATGTAGGCCTGGGTCTGCCCTTTAAGCACACCATCGCGCCCGATGCTCGGGAACAGCCATTGCCCCTCATTCGCCAGCAGACGTCGCACGACCTGCTCGGCCCGACCGAACAAAGGCACACGCAGGTCATGTGCGACCTCAACGTGCCGAATCTTCATTGCCTCCTTGGGCACGGTCCACCAAAGCACACCCCCCTCCTCCGACAACTGCTTCTTCTGCATCTGGCAGATCTCCCCGCCACGCGTGCATGTCCACAGCTGCAGCGTCAGGAAATCCTGAACCTGCTGGCTGAACATCGACAGCTCACCGCCGATCAGCGTCTTGATCTCCGCTCCGCTCAGCACGCGCTTGCTGGTGCCTTTGTGTTTTCCATCTCGCACTGCCCCTTTGCTGCGAAGCTTGTGGGACGTGCGTTCCGCCCACCAGTTGGGCATGCCGTCCGGAATTCGCCCTGACTCCAGCCCCACGCGCCATGCAGCTGCCATCTCCGTCTTCACGGACTTGGCCAAGACGGGGCGGTCGGCCAGACCTTCAATGACGTCGTAGACAAAAGAGCGCCCCACCTCGGCCACGGATGTCGACTCCCGTCCCGAGATCGCATTGCGCAGACGCTGCTCGATGTTGCGGGCGCCCTTGGCCTCTCGGTTGACCATGAGATACCGGGCGGCATAGTCGTCCACCAGCTTGGCCAATGTGTAAACCTGTGCAACCGGTTGCGCCAAAGCCTTGCGCGCCAGCTTTCGCTCGTCCGCTGGATCTCTTCCCTGCTCACGCAGGTCCCGTGCTGCCTGCCATTCGGCTGCAGCCTGGGCTGGCGACATGGCTGGCCATTGGCCGAGTTTGACCTGCTTGAGCTTTGCCGAATCCGCCAAGCTTCTGTAACGATAGGTCCAAGATTTCGTGCTGGCCGTCGCTTCGAGCCTCAAGCCTGGGCAACCTTGTACGACAATGTGTTCGCCCTGCTTTAGGGTCTTGGCTGAACGTGCGTCAAAGAACAT